TGACAATAAAAAAAGATTACCGGAGGGCGTAGCACGGACGTGTATGGTGCGTTTTTTATACAGTTAACGAGTCTGGAAGACGAGTTATGTATAAGTCTCCAGATGTAGTTGCTCCAGGAAAAACTCCTGTTCCAGGGAATACTATTGAACAGGATTCGCCTGTTATTGTGAATGTATCGCAACGGATTGATACCTGCATGTTGGTAGCAACAGCAGGTAAGGGTGCTACTTGGCCACCTGTTGTGTTATTGTTCCAAATACCTAATGCTGTGGCATTAATATATGAAGGTGTGGGTAGTTGAATGTTTGCAGCTAACGCCCCATATACTTGTAAAACAACTAACCATTTCCCGCTAGAGACGTTAGGAGGAAATGAGTATGTGGTTCCTAGACCATTAATAAGACCTCCTATAGTTCCTCCAGAACCTATGTTTGATCCACTTACGGTACCTAATGGACGTGCAGCAGTTTGTACGGTAAGTTTATAGTGATCTGTTGATCCAAAGAATGCAAATTGTTGTTTTAACAATTCTATTTCATAAGTGACCCAAAGTTCACCTAGGATGCCTCCTACTGCTTGCATGCCTTCTGTAGCAATATGGAAGTTAGCAAAATCATAGAGTCTGGCATCGTAATTATCTGGGACTGCTGCTCCTCTTGTATAGAGGATGTTTTGAGCTGTTACACTTTTTTTACATTCAATCGGATGAATAAAACTTAATGAGGGCTTAGATGAGCATGCCCATTCAGAATTAAGCATTTGACGTTTACTTGTTGGAGGTTCATCTGCAACATCGTAATCTGTCATCATGATAACAGATCCAAGTGCTGTACTTGTAGCTGTAGATAATAGTGCATCGGAAGATGTAGAAGAAAATTCAAATAATACTCCTCTAAGTCTGTATTGCTCATATGAATTAGCAATTTGACTTAACCATGGAAAAGTTTTTGCTAGTCCGGGTTGGAGAGTAAATGTTTGTACAGCAAATGCAATACTTGCTTGAATGTTTCCAATGAATTCACGGTGTCTGATAATACAATTACCGTTATCTAAACTATTCATGACTTGTGGGACTCCCATACCTCCTTTTAATATTGTATTTTGATCTACGGAGTAATCTCCAAAACCAGTTACTGTTTCAATTAAATGACCTAGTTTGCCTCCTAGAAAACTACCAACACCAGCTCCTGCTGGACCAAAAGCAGATCCTAGTGCTCCTCCAGCCCAATTGCCTGCTCCAGCAATTGCACCAGGTTTTCTTACAGAAACTTTACGTTTTGTTTTGGATGCAGTTTTTCTCTTGGGTGGAGCAATTATGACGATTTCCTGTTTTACAGGCTTTTTTCTAGGTTTTGCTCTTTGTGTTGGCATTATAATAAGAATGACATAATTTTTAAATTAATTAAATAATTAATTAATGTTGAAAATAATTAAATAGGTTCCTGTCCTGGAAAAGGATATTTGTATCATATTACGTTGTGTGAGTGTTCTTTTGATCGCCCGAGTTAATATTGGGTGATGTGGCCCCGTCACTATGGCAGAAAAGGCAGGGGAGGATCCCTTGCGACAGACCTGCGAAGCAGTGTCTGGAAGTAAGGAGGGGGTGCCATACCCCCTATCTTACATGGCTAATCAAGCCCCTGGCTCCCCGAGCTTGTCGAGGGACTGCCAGTCCCCGCAGGGACTGAGCAGTGCTGGGGCTGCTCTAGCGTTTAGCATTACAACGTCACATGTGAAACTGGTCCTAGGGACGTCTAGCTCCCAGCCATTCCAAGCTTCTAGTCCTTGTTTTTTGGGTGTGATAGTGGCGGCATTATTATTACCCGCCACTTCGTTACAAGGCCACAGGTCTTTTAACGAAGAGTTTAACGCGTTAGCATTAAACTCAGGTTGTACCACAACCGTTACAGACTCGCAAGAGGCTGAATGAACTCCTTTTGCTGGATCCAGGCCACAGCCGATGCAGGGTGTAAAAGGAGGATCAATAGTACTAACGTTGTATTCGTTAGTCTTTTTTGGAAGGTCTGAGCACGCTAAATTAATTAGGGGAACCGTACAGGCGTGTATGGTGCGATTTAGTGCGTCTGGTTCATGCTTTAGCATCCAGTCGTAGTATGGAAGATCTTTCGGAATGGCTTTGGGTGATGAATTCCTTACATCGAAGATGTAATGAATACGTCTTCTCAAAGAACGTAAACCTTTTTGGTACCATGTATCTGGAAGGTCGTTGTCCGTTATGTATACACGGTCCCACATAGCGTAGCGATGGCCTCCTTTGATGGATAATCGAAGTCGGTAACCATCTAGAATACGTAGCATTTGACTGTATGGGAGTTTACCCCCAAAGTCATCTAGGATAATCGATTTTTCGCCTTGATAACCATCAAATGGAAAGGGGTCCATGCAATTGACCTCAAAAATGTCAGGATCTTGCTCGCGAACCCAGCGAGATTTAGATTGACCTTTTTTACCAATAACTACTATAGTAGTAACAAACCTGAAAGGTTTGCTTGCTTCGGCCTCAACTAAGGAACGATAGTATGAGGCAAATCTCATGAAACGTGCACATGTTTCAGGCATGATTTCACACATTTCTAATTCTGGAACGTTTTCTCGAATACATTCCATCATAGAATAAAGGTCAGAGCGTGCTCCTTGACCTGATTTTGAACGAGATCCCATTTCTTTAAAATCACCATCCTTTTTGCAATAAATGACATTTTCATCAGAAGAACCTCTTCTGATACGTAAACTAGCTCTATTGCCAAGAAGGAGATTGAGTGCTTTCATACGCATAGGAGAGTTAAGCTCAATATATCCTTGTATATGAGGTGTGCCTTGTTTACCGATTTCTTTCGCAGAAATACAGTATCGAACGTGTTTATCATTGAGAATGTTATTTAAACACGTTAAGTCATTGTTTGTGTAATTATTGATTGTAAAGCAGAAATTACGACTGCCAATGTTACTTTTGTTTTCACCCTCTATAGGGTCGTTAATGGTATTTTTTATAGCTTTTTTACGAGGCATTATATATAGGGTATTTTTTTCGAAGTGAATTAATTAATAATTAATTATTATTTTTCATGGAAAACTTTGACAATAAAAAAAGATTACCGGAGGGCGTAGCACGGACGTGTA